GAGTATATCAAGGGGGAGTTTTATTAAAATCAGCCTCATGTATATTCTACTCTAATTAACTCATAAAAGATAACATATAAAAAAGTATACTTATGTATAAAGTTATGGTATGATAGTCTTATGTTAAATAAAAGTAAGGAGTTAAATAACATGACTAGATACACTTTAGAAGTAAAACTACCTAGCATTGGTTGGTTAGTTGCCATCAAAACTAGAGACTTATTCTACATGGCTAGAAAAAGAGCTAGGTTAATCAAACAAGGTCACGAAGTAAAACTAACTAAAAAGAGAGGTAAGTAAGATGACATTAGAAAAAAGCTATAAAGATTTCCAAACTATTTTGAAATACGAAAACTTTGCTCCTGCAAAAAAAATTGGCAATAAATTTCAAATTATTGATATGCCAAAAACAAATGCTGAGGCTCAGTCTATAAACCATGTTAAACATATTAGCACTGGTAAAGTTTACGAATGGAATCAAGATACAAGAATTGCTGATCACAATATGGATTGGGAATTAAAAGGAGGTAGGTAATGGATTTACAAGTATTACCAATATTGATTTTCATGGCAGCTTGTTTGTATGGAGTTGCATTAATTATTAAAGATAAGGATGGTAAATAATGGATATTAAATTAAATGAAGTAGGTACTAATAAACCGTTGATTATAACTAAAAGATCAGTAAGAGGTTACTACAAAGACTTTTTAACAGGTGAAATAAAAGTACAAGTTGGCGAAAAAGAGCATAAAGTTAGAGACTCATTAGATGAAATAGCTTATTTGATGGGAGCAAAGCAATGAAACTTAATTTAAGTCAACGAAAATTTAATAAGAAAGAGATAGATTTTTTATTATGGTTTTTAAGAGTAGTAGAAGATAACCCTATTGAAAATCCTATTGAAACCACTGTGTTTAATTATGATGATGTAGAGTATTCATCAAAAGATTTTACAGCTTTCTATAAGAAAGTCAAAGCAATACATAGGTCTTACTCATGATTCCGGTTACAGATATACAAAAGATTGTTAATTGGTCTAAAAAAGTTAAAGAGATAGAAGTAAATAATTATGGTGTTAATAAATATGTTAAAACTATTTACAACGATAATAGTGTCAAGGTTTCTAATAAACGACCTGGACAAGTAGAAGAGATTAATGCTTTGCCGAGTGATTTATCATTAGAAGAAATTGCAGATCTATATTACAGGAGTCAATAAATGGTAGGTAAAAAAACTAGTTACGCTAAAGCAAGCTGCTCTACATTGCCTGTAATAAAAGGTATTAGTAGATATATGACGCAAAATGAATGGTTAGATATTGCTATAAAAGCACATAACGGAATACCTCCTGAACATTACGAACAAACAGTAATACAAAGAATGGGTGATGTATTAGAACCAGTTTTATTAGAAGAGGCTGCAACAATGTTAGGTTTAGACTTTGTTAAAACTGATCATGAAGAGCCAGTAGAACATCCTGAAATACCTTTAGCAGGATCATTAGATGGTACAGGTGTAGCTAATAAATTAACATTTAAAAATGGTCAATATCCTTGGCTTATTATTCCTGAACAAGATACCATTACATTAGATGGTCCAGGTGTTTTAGAATGCAAATGTACAAGAGATATACCTACAAATGATTTAGAGGAATGGCGTGGTGTATTACAATCAAAAGGATTAATGGAATGCACAGGATATAATTGGTGCGCAGTAGTTGTATTATGGCAATCAACTGATTTTAGGATTTACCTATATAAGCGTGATCCTGAATTTAAACATGAACTATCTGATATTGTATTTGATTTTGATCAAAGAGTCAAACAGAGTTTGTATTATTCTCCTGTTACTAGTAATGATGCAAATATAGTTTATAAAAAAGTACAAAAAGATGATATTATATTGCCTGGAGGCACTGATACACTTATTGAAACAATTATCACTAACAAGCAGATTATTAAAGACTTAGAGAAAACAATCGATGATACAGAAACAAGGCTTAAAACACTAATAGGTGATGCTTCAGAAGGTAAAACAAATCAATATACAGTTAAATGGCCTATGATTAATTACAAAGCACAACCAGAAAAAATAGTAGCACCTAAAGAAAAAAGAAGCGTGCGAGCAAAAACATTAAGGATTAAAACACATGGAATATAAAGATAAACAAGTAGTATGGATCAGTTCAGAAGTTCATAAAGAACTAAAAGAATACTGTAAAAATCACGGTTTAAAGATGGTTTATGTTGTAGAACAACTTATTAAGAAAAAGCTTAATATTAAATGAGTAAATGGCATGGCGGCAAAGGTTCTAAAAGACGACCTGAAGATAAAAAAAAAGTCGATGCTAATTGGGATTTAATATTTAAAAAGAAAAAAAAGAAAAAAGATGGTAAATAGTAGAAATAAAGGAGCTGCATTCGAAAGACTTATTGTAAATAAAATAAATAAGTTTCTAGAAGAAAAAGGAGTTGATAAGACTGTTAAAAGAAATTTAGATCAGTATCAAACAAAAGGAATGGCAGATATTTATTGGAATAAATTTGCTATCGAATGTAAACGTTACAGGAATATGAATAAAAACGTTTATAGAAATGAGTGGTGGGATCAAGTTGTTAATAGTGCTGGTACAGATTTAGTACCAATACTAATTTATAAATTTGATCGTAAGCCTATTATGTGTGTTTTACCAATATGGTTATTTAATGATGTTGATGAGCCAAATTGGGAGCGCACATACATGTGCCCACTATCAGATTTATGTAATAAATTAGATAAAATTTTACTGAAAGCAGATGGATACAAATAATTACTTGCTAGATGAAGATTTTGAAGAGTTTTGTAGGAAATCCTACGAAAAAATCCAAATTGCTTGTGATGTCTTTGGCATTATAAATGATGAGGATTATTATAGTTTTAAGGAGCGTTGTTATACGCAACTTGAATCTGAATATTTAAACAGTATTAATAAAATAATACATTAAAAGGAGTATATGATATGGACATTTTAGGTCTAAACGGCGGAGGTTCTGATTCGCTATATATAAAACACAGTAGCAAAGATAAGACTTGGCAAACACAAGATGGTGAAATTAACTTAGTACATTTATTAGTTGATCCAGCATCTATACAAACAGGTTGGGGTATGTACGATGGTTTGTATAATTTTACATGGGATAAAAAACCAGGTGTAAAAGGAGTACAACCAGGGCCTGATTATAAAAGAGCATTTAGTGTATCGTTGTATATACCAGATGTAGGAACTAGATTATGGCAACGTTTTACATGGGGCGAAGGCGAAGGCTTTAACAACATGTGTAGTACATTCTGGAATGACATACAGAAAAATCCAGGCAAAGTACCTCATTTACAATACACAGGTAGTAAAACTCAAGAATTCAAAGTTGGTTCTTCATCAATACCTGAGTTTAGTTTTGTTAAATGGACTGATAAGCCAGCTGATTTTAATGCAGTGCCAGTTGATCAAGGTGCAGATGTAGTTACAGAAGCTCCTAAACAGCAATCTGGTGGCTTTAATTTTGGCGATAATAGTAGTACATTAGAAAATCAAACGCCTATGGATAATGATCCAAGGTTTGATCCTAGCGTAAAAAAACCATTAACTGACGACGATTTACCATTTTAAATAATGAATGAAGTTGACTTTATACAGTTAGCTCCACAAATTGGTAAACAGTTATTAGGTAACCCTACAAAAGAAACTACTAACGAAATAAGATGGGGCACCCACGGAAGTTGGTGCCTTAATCTTGAGACAGGGTTATTTTATAGTTTTGAAGAGGACCAAGGAGGAGGAGTTATTTGGTTAATTGACCATTTCGGTCAAGATCGCGATACTTTATTAAATACAAACAAAAATATTGTGCAAACTACAATTAAAAAAACAAAAGTACATCAATCATTTACATCAAATCAAATGAAGCAATTTGCTCAAGATTCTGTTGTATTTACAAAGTATTCAGATGATTTTGTTGTTATGCGTTTTCCTGATAATTATAAGATTAAACAGAAATATGCGCCATTTACTAAAGAAAAAGACATTTGGTATGCAAAAAGACCTGATGACTTAATGCCTATATATTTAAGTGAAGGAAAAGGACCTGTATTAATTAATGAAGGAGAGAAAGCAGCAAAAGGCGCATTAGAACTATATGATGGGCCTGTTTGTTGTTGGCATGGAGGTGTTAATTCATGGAAAAAATCTGATTGGTCAGTTATTGCAGGCCAAGAAGTTATTATATGGCCTGATAATGATGAAGCCGGAGCAAAATGTGCTAAAGAGCTTGGCCAATATCTTATTAGTAAAAAGTGTAAAGTAAAGATAGCTGAAATTCCTTCTTATTTTAATCCAAAAGATGATTTGTTTGATGCGTATGATCGTAAAGATTTTGATAAAGATAGTTTTAAAAGTTATATAGATACAGCTACACAAGAAGCTCGTAGAGGAACTCTTGTATTAAGACAGATAAGTGATATCATAACAAATATTAAAGAGCCAGAATGGATTATAAAAGATATTTTAGAGAAAGAATCAGTTGTAGATATTTATGGAGCGCCAAAGAGTGGTAAATCATTTATAGCTATTGATATGGCTTTATGCTCTAGCTTAGGAATTGAATGGCATAAACATGAGTGCAAACAAAGCCCTGTTATATATCTTGCTGGTGAAGGTCAAAGAGGTCTTGCAAGACGTGTACAAGCATGGGAGCATTATTATGGTCATGATCTGCTTAAATCACAATTGTTTATATCTGATCGTGGCGTAAGGTTTTTAGATGAAAAAGATCATACAGAGCTAAAAGAACATATTTATGATGTTGCAGAACAGTTTGGCGATATAGGAACTATATATGTAGATACCTTAGCTCGTAACTTTGGTGGCGGTAATGAGAATAGTACTGAAGATATGAACCGCTTTATTGAAAGAGTAGATGATTTAAAACAGACTTTTAAGTCATGCATAGCATTAATACATCATACAGGCCATAGTTCTAATGGTAGAGCAAGAGGTAGTTCAGTATTACCTGCTGCAGTTGATGCAGAGTTTTCTGTTAAACGTAAAGACCCAGATGAGGAAATGTTTGTAGAGTTTAATCAAACGCTTGTTAAAGATGGTAAAGCCATGACTCCTAAATATTTTAAGTTTCAAGAAGTAGACTTAGTTAATTATCCAGGTATGACATCTGGTGTTTTAGTAGAGGCTGATAAAGGAGAAATGTATCAACAAGATGATTCTAAGATGGATGAAACTATGTTAGTTATAGCAGAATTACAAGATAAATTTGCAAAAGAACAAGAAACTGATCCTATAAATATATGGGTAAAACAGAAAGAAATAATAGCAGCACAAGCCGATCTAAAAGAGAGCACTGTAAAGCAAAGAGTTAAAAGACTGGCTGATGCAGGTAAGATACATCATGAAGATAAAAAAGGATATCAGAGTAAAAAGTATGATCAAATTAAATCAGTTACATAAACAGTTACATTGGTTACATTTTGGTTACATTGTAACTATTGGTATACTTGAAAAAGAGTTACATATTTGGTTACATACATATACCTATAGGTATATGTAACCAATGTAACTACTTTTGATACCCACGAAATGAGATAAGTAACTATGAATGTAACTAAAGAAGATAGAATTAAAGAATTAGAATCTAAACAGATTGATCGTCCATTAGCTAATAGTTATAAGAAACTTTACGAATTGAGATCTTTTGTTGATGAATCATGGAATATAAATAGATTATTAAATTGCATAAGGCCAGAATTAAAAACAAGATTTAATAGAGCTTTAAAGCATTATAATGATAATATATTTATAACAAATAATAAGATAAAGATTATTGAAATGATGCAACGAGCTTATCAAGCTTTAATAGATGAAGCTGAGCTATTAGGTTTTAACAAACTAGAAAATGACTTTTGGTTTCTAAATTATGATAATAAGGATTTTATAATTTGTAAGAATGATTCTGATCATGAATTAGCCTTTAAGAAATATAGTAAGGAAAATGTTACAATATTAACAATACAAGAATTATTAATTGGATTTGGTGAGGACTTGTATAAGATAAAACAATCATTAATAAAACTAAATCCACGAGTAAATAAATATGCAGATATCAGTAAAAAATAACATAAAGGAGTTTAGTAAAGATCTTAAACGTTTCTCTAAGATTGATATACCTAAGATAACTTACATTACATTAAATGAAACAGCTAAAAGAACTAAAAAATTAGAGCAACAAGCTATGAAGAAATATCTTGATAGACCTAAACCTCAAACAGTAAATTCATTATTTATTATATATGCAAAGAAGAATAAACTTACAGCAACAATAAAGTTTAGAGATTGGGCAGATAAATTTATGAAGTTTGCAGTATTTGGTGGTACACGTAATGTAAAGAATACAGGTATTCCTATAGAAGCTAATAAGAAATTAAATCAATATGGTAACATACCAGGTAGACGTAGCGGCTTAGTCAAAGGTAAAAATGAATTTATAGCAACTATTAAAGGTCACACAGGTGTATGGAAGCGTACAGGTAAAGGTAAGAATACTAAGTTAAGATTATTAATTAATTTCTACACTAACCCTAAGTATGAGAAAATATTCCCATTTTTTAGAATTGCACGAAAATCTGTTGATTCACATTTACCTATTAAGTTCAAGAAGGTAGCAGATTATTATATAAAAAAAGCAGGATACAAAACAAGATGAGTTTCGCAAAGATGTTAAAGATAGGTATTGAATACGAAGAAAAGGTATTAAATACATTAAAGATAAAATATCCATTAGCTACAAGGATAGAAGGACAATTCCTCGATTACGATATATGGATCCCTGAGATTAGTAAGAGCGTAGAGGTTAAGTACGATAAGCGCAGTGAAAGTACTGGTAATATTATTATTGAATATGAAAGGAATAACAAGAGAGGAGATATTTTAACAACTAAAGCAGATGTATGGTGTATACATACTGTCAATGGTTATTTATGGATTAAGCCATTAAGTATCATCGAGTGTTTATTACGTGAAGAAAATAAAAAGATAAACATTAACAATGGAAAGTGTGCCTTAATACCTTTACATGTCTTGTACCCATATAGTTTAAGGAGCTTAGAATCATTATGATCTACACATATCTATATTTCG